GCATAGCGCCGGCGTGGCGGGCAGCGTACCGGCATCTGGCCATCCTCCTGGTCTTCGAAATCGGTCTGCCCGAACTTGGCTTGCAGCGCCCACATCTCAGGCTTGGGCAACTTGGTACGCACCGACTGCGTGATCATTGCGCACTGGGCACGGACATCATAAGCATCAAGGCCGCCGAAGTTGACCGACTCCGACTTCTCACCGCGCAGCTGGTCAAGCCAGTCGCGCTGGTTTCCATCGGTAAGCCTGATCGATTCCATGACCCGGATCAGCGCCTTGCGCAACGGAGCATCCTGCTGCGCCGGCTGGGACATGATGATGAACGCGACATGCACCGCTTGCCCTGCTGTTGCAAATACCGCTTCGTTGATTTCCATCGTATCCATCATGTCCTCTGTTTGTAAAAATTATGGTTCACAGTCCGATTACCTTTTTCATCTGTGCTGATCGCCACACCCTGCGGTGCCGGGGTCCCAATCGTGTGGCCAGCCTCACTGGCGCTGAACACCGGCTCACCACGCATTCCCCGCCGGATGATGCTGTCGATGTACTCCTTGCCGAACACGGCCCTGAATTCGTCGATCCAGGCGGTGGTGCCCGGCATTACGTCGCGCATGCTGCCCTTGCCTGTGGTCGGTGCCTTGCTCATATCTTCCTGGCTGCCTTTGCTTTGTTTCTGAATGACATCTTCATCAACCCCTAACACCCATCACATACCCATCACACCGCCAGCCCGCATACAGCCTCACTTGTTATGGGTGTTAGGGGTATTACTACTACTTTCAGTTTTTATAAAAAAAATAATAAGATGACAGTCCGCTTGCTTGGCGCTGCCTTGTCTGCGCGTGCGCGTGTATGCGCGAGAAATACCCCTAATACCCGTCATACTCATAACAAGTGAGCATTCATGCGGGCTGGCGGTGTGATGGGTTTGATGTGATGTGATGGCTTAACCCTCAACATCGATGTTGGAACGACTGCGATACGCGATCAGACTGGACTCAAACAGCCCAGCAGCATCGGCGACCCATGTCGACAGCGTCTTGTCCTTCGGCCTGGTGCCGATCAGGAACACATTGCGCTGCTTGACCACGTGCCCGTAATCGTACTTGATCACGCTCTTTTCGATCGCGTCACCAGCGTACCGGAGCACAGTCGGGCTGAAGACGGTTTGCGATATGAATCGCGATTCGCCTGACTTCTCGCACCAAACTTTGTAAGCGTCGTAAAGCTGGGTGGCGCCGCACGTGATGAACGGCAGGGGAAGAAAGCCCCGCGACCAGTCACGGTAGAACCGCTCTGCTGGTGTCAGGCTTTTTTCGATCAACTCATCCTTGGCCACAGTATACAGCGGCTTGGTGTGCTCGTCGAAATCTCCCATGTCCAGATCGTGTGTCAGGTAATGGTAATACGCCTCAATACCACCAGCATCAATTTCTTTTGCCACATCAATATAAAATTCACGGGTCATTGCCGGCGGCGTCCAGATCACCAGGTAGCGCCGGTCGGTCTTGTCCAGAGCTAGCGGCTGTAATTCATTCGACAGGAACACGAAGTTCATGTGATTGGCCTCCCAATGCTCGGGCAAGCCCTTCGGGTTGACGATGATGATGTCGCCGGACACCAGCCCCTTGAGCTTGCCTTTCATGTGGCGCAACTCGCTGCGGGTTACCACTTCGTCGGCGACCATGAACAGTTTCATGCTGGCCCAGTCGTTGAACTGGCTTTCCAGCTGTGCATTGCCGATCACATAGCCGTACTGGCCATAGATTTTCTTGATGACTTTTTCGAAGAAGAAGTTTTTCCCAGAACCCTCATCGCCATGCATGATGATCGAGGTTTCCATTTTCGCGCCCGGATTGCGCAGCGGGTACGCCAGCCAGCGCTCGACCCATTTGATCAACTCGTCGTTGCCGTCGCACAGGTGATACAACAGCAAATCGATTTTCTCGAAGGTGCCGACCTTCGGCTTCATCTGCCAGCCTGAGAACAGGTTGACCGTGGCCAGAGCGCCGCTGCTGGCAGGACTGGGGGTTTCACGCGGATCGAACACGATGTTTTTCTTCAAGACCCACTTGCGCGCCTCCCCGCCCCAGAACTTCATGACGTCACTGTTCTGGATGATGACGCGCATCGACGAGATCTTCATCAGCATGCGCTGGCTAACATCCCACACCAGATCCTCTCCGTAGACCAGGATGAAGTTGCGCAGCACGTATTCGACCTGGTCCCAGTGGTCCCGGCCGTACACTTTCTTCGGTTTTTCCTTGTGGTGCTTTGCGGCCCCCTCCCCCCCGCCGGCAGGCCCGCCAGCATCGCCCACGGGCTCATGCGCCGCATCTTCGCTGTAGCGCATTTCAAGGACGGCCGCCAGCAGAGGATCGACATCTCCGCCAGCTTGCGCACCGTCGCAGGTCCCGTGGGCTGGCTGCTCCGCACCAGGGGGAGGGGGGGATTCGGCAACGCCTGCAACAGGCGAAGGAACAACCATCAAGCCCGCTGGCGCGGGAACGGCAGGAAAAACGGGAACAGCAACAGCAACAGCAGAACCAGGACAAGGCTGCTGCGCAGCAAGAATGGCAAAACCGATCTGCGCCGCTACGGACTCGATCGACTCTTCCACGTGCAAATCGTTGAAGTCGGTCCACTTGACGCCATCGCCACGGGCAGCAAACGTCGGCAGGACCACCGACGCATTGCCCACCGTAGCAACGGCAGCCGTGCAAGACGCCAGGCCAGCATTGCGGAACTTGGCCATGCGCACCAGACGGCCCTTGCGCATGTCGGCCTCGATGTATGCAATGCCGCATGCATCGAGGCGCCAGGTGGCCATGACTGCAACCTGCTCGCCATCGTCAGCCAGCACTTGATGCGTGATGCCATCGATCGGCAACGGCACGGAAACCTTGAATTCCTCGCGCAAGCGCTCGATGAAGCGCTGAGACAGCAAATAATCGTCGTCGGCGAGAAACAGCAGATGCGCAGCCGGATAATCGAGGCGCAACTGAATTGCCACTGCCATAATGTTGCCGGCGTCGAAGGCAACCGCCACGGGCAAGGCCTCAGCCAGAAAAGAGAGATGATCTGGCAGGCGATCGCGCAGCAGGTCGGGCAACATGCGCACCGTGCGACAGGTGGCGTAACCTTCGCCGATGGCGATAATGGCGGCGCCGTCCAGCTGGCCCAGCACATGCGCAGCGCCCGGCTTGTCCATGCCCGTGTTGAAGCGCTTTTCTCCAGCCGCATCGATCTTTTGCAGCCCGATCAGTTTGCCGGCGCGCAGCATCGGCACCAGCAGCAAGCCGGTATGGTCGATGCGCAATCCTTCGGCGTCGACCCGCTTACGGTTCAGGTACGGGTGCGTGACAGTCGGTGACGCCTTGCGCCATTGGTCGGCAGCGCGATTGGCTGCCAGCTGGGCCGCGCGCTGTCGGTCTGCGACCTCTTTCGCTGCATGGTCCTGCTGCTTGCGCGCGAACTCGGCCCGGTCGACATCCGACATCGCGCTCATGTCCATCGTCACCGGGACGGTATTGCTGTTGTCGCCCTGCCAGATGCCGAACGCGCCGGTGACGACGCTGCGACCTGATTTGAGCGTCATTTCGCGCAGCACATACCACGCCTTCTTTTGTGGCCCGAAGCGCTTGTGATTGCCATCGAGCACCGGGTGATTGACCGGCAGCGGCGGCAACCCGGCTGCTACCATCTGTGCCACGACTTGGCCTACGTCACTCATTGTCAACCGCCCCGTCGATGATGGCCAGGCTCGACACGAACGGCACGCGCTGCCCGCCCATCATCGACGGCACATTGCGGTAGTCGAATGCGCCAGACCGGCCCTCTACCGGGCGCAGCGATCCTGTTTTTAGGGGCATTGGCTCCGGGTGATAAGCTGGGCCGGCAGGCGGCAAGATTTCCAGTGGCATCGTGCTGTCGTTGCTCACTTCTCCGCCATCCCAACCAGACGCGCCAGCATTTCCTGCAGCGCCCGCTCGGCGCGGTAGACCGCTGCCCGGATCAACGCGATTTCACGCGGGTCGACACGCCCATCTGCCAGGGCACGGTTAACCTCGGCACCGACATCGCCATTCGCGGACCACACTTGCGTGATCATCTCCAGCACCGCCATGTCGGATGCCGTTGTCGATGGCTGAACCTCGACACAGACATAGCCATGGTTCAGGGCCAGCGCATGCAAAATGCGGTGATCGCCGGTGATACCCATGATGCGATCGGCATCATCGAGCATCGGCTTGTTGGTCACGGAATTGACGTTCGCCTTGTTGCGCAGGATCGCGCTGGACATGCCCAGCCGTACCGCCAGCGCCTCGCAACCGCCTGGCGTGCCGTGGACTGTTTGATAAAACGCATCGCTTATGTTCATGCGGAAACCCATAATAAAATGATGAAATAAACAATTAAAAATAAGATACTTAAATGGTCAGTGTTAGAGGCGTGGCGTCCTAGTATGTGAAGAGCGGATATATGCAAAATCGACCGAAGTTTCGAATTCCTCCGATAAGACTCCTGTCAACTCCTCAATTTTTGGACAATAGCTAGCCGGCACACCGTTTTTTTGCCATTGCTGGACGACTTGATAGCGGGTGCCAAGGGCTTCAGCAAATGCCTTTAACGTTGGGTAGCAGGCCATTGCTTTGGCGAGGCCCGGCGATGTCGTTGTTTTTTCCATGCGTCAATAATACTAGAAAAACTAGCATATACAAGAAATATCTGTATATCAACAATAAAATCTTGTTGGCATAATTAATCCATGAACATTCATCAAAGAATTAAGGAGCGCCGGCTTGCGCTAGACCTGAAAAGTCACGGTGCGCTCGCGGAGCTTGTCGGCGTAAGCTGGCAAACTGTTCAATTATGGGAAAAAGAGGGGGGCACGGCCCCAAAGAGGACGCGCCTGGATAAGGTCGCCAAAGTTCTCGGTGTGAGCACTGCATGGCTGCTCAATGGTCCCGATAATTTTCCAGAAAAGAGTGCTGACAGCGCTGCTACGTCCCTACCGTCAAATACGTCGCCGCCTGGGCTGCAGTGGGTTACCTATGACGAGTACCAAATTTTGACGATGTACCGGGCCACTGATGCCACAGGTCGGCAAAGCATTCTGGATGTTGCTGAAACTGTCAAAAAATCTCTAATTTTTAGTACGATTAGACACAAGAGTTAGTGTTACGACATTGCTGGCCGGGTTGCGTAGGGCCGCCAATTTCATCGTAATGGCATGCTCATCTTTTCTGCGCTGGTCCATAGCAATATAGGCGGCGATAATTTCCGGTAATTTATCCATGTTGCATCCCCGTTTGTGGTTGGTGAGGCGACTATATTGCATTTGAGAAATAAGCCTTCAATTTGAAGGCACTAGCAACACAAAAAATATCGCTGGGCCATCATCGCGCGGATGAAAACTCCGCCAATACAGAAGAAAATACAGGGCGACTACGCTAAAACCGCCGTGCGCATGCCCCGCGACCTACACGCTGAAATACAAGCTACAGCGGAACGCAATGGACGATCGATGAACGCCGAGATTGTCGCCAGGCTCAAAATAAGTCCGATTGAAGACGGCATCGAACAGGTGCTCAAGCAGGGGTTAGAGCTGAAGAGCATGGTTCGCCAGCTGCTAGATCAGAGATGATTCAAACCGTGATGTCGACCAGCCGAAATACTTTTGCAGCAAAAGACAAATTACAAGCGCAACAGCAGCGGATAATGAGGCTGCGGCTGGACCAGAGTTGAGGCCATGCGCGACTGGCGCTGAACAAGTTCCATGCACACAGGATATCTAATTTGGACTCGATCACTCAACCAGCAGCAATAGATGTCGCCAATTGGCATCTGGATGACCTGTATTCCAACTATCCGGAGGGGGCGAGGTCCAAAAAGGCCATATTTCCACCGCCCGGTATCGATTTGGATTTCATCATCCCTAACCGTCGATATCTCTATAAAAAATCAGCGATTCGGTACCCGGATCAGTACTGGGGTGAGGTCATCGCATACCAGGTCGGATGCCAGCTCGGGGTCACTGTCCCGCCCGCATTCGCCGCATTCGATAGCGAGGCAAACTCATGCGGGGCGCTCATTGAATGGTTCTATGAGGATGGAAAAGCCTCATTCGTTCCCGGTGGAAACTACCTCCAGTTGATCAGTCCCGACTATGATCGAAAGCGCGGCCGGCAGCACAATTTCCGCTGGATAGCACTGCTGGCGACTACGTTCAACAGGAACAAATCATCCAATGATGACTGGTCAAAATATTGGGCGCAAGCATTTCTTTTTGACGCACTGATAGGCAATACTGACCGGCATCAGGATAACTGGGGCTATCTATGGGTACGCTCGGAGGATGGGAAGATGAAAGCCCGGTTCTCCCCCCTGTTTGACAACGGGACAAGCCTGGGCCACGAACGGTTCACCGATTTGGTGAAAAACTGGACGGACGCCGACTTCATGAGGTACGTTGACAAGGGTACCCATCACATGAAATGGGACAAAGACGATGCCTCATCCTGTGGCCACATTGATCTCATTGACAAAATTACCCGATCTTTCCCCGCAATGCGCCCTGTCCTTTTGGAAATGATAGACGGTTTATCCATAGAAGCGCTAAGATGTCAACTAGAGTTCTTGCAACGGCTTCACCTACCGATCCCACTGACAGAGGAACGCGCAAGTTTTTGTTTAAAATTGATTTCGCTGCGCAAGCGAAAAATTGAATTGGCACTATCATGAATCGCATTCAACACATTGTCGAGCCTGACCGTATTTGGTTGGTATGGCAGCCAAGCTCCCCTGAGCAGGCAGGGTCGCGCCGCGTCGTCGGCGAAGTTCTTCGCGCCGCGCCGCAAGGCGGCGCACTATTTCACTACCTCGAAGAAACAGAGGATTTTCGCACAGCCCGGGCAGAGGGATTTGAAGGATACCCTGCATTCAAGCTAAGCAGCCGAGTTCACTCGCAAGGCGTGCTTGATGCATTTATGCGCCGATTGCCACCGCGTAATCGCGAGGATTTTGGCGACTACCTGACTCAGCATAGGCTTCCGGAAGACTTTGCCTTTTCGGACATGGCGCTTCTCGCCTATACCGGAGGAAAGCTGCCAGGTGATCGCTTTGAATTTTGTGCTGACTTGGACGAAGCACGGCCACCACTTGAATTAGTTATTGAAATTGCAGGGTTTCGCCATCAAAATCAAGTCAAACCGTCTGATCTTGCCTGCGATGACCCTGTTTTGTTCATTCCAGAACCAGGCAATTCCCATGACCCTCGGGCGATCTCCATAGAGTACAACGGGCAACATATTGGATATGTTGCCCGGGCGCACACACGGGCGCTTCATGGATGGATGGACAAGGGATATTCGATCGAAGCGACCATAGAGCGGATCAATGGCAAGCCAGAACGGCCGCTTATTTATTTATTTGTAAAAGTGCGCTGATCCGAACTTAGCTTTTTTGAGCCCGCCGCGAGCGGGTTTTTTTGCGCCCCTCCATTGCGATTTATCAAACGGCTAAATATGCCATATTGATAAAATTCGGACCTGCTCAGGAGACAGTCACCGAGACAGTCAGCGTCCGAATAGAGACGTTCTACCGGCGCCGGCGGTAGGGAAACATTCCGGCACCAATTCAGAAGCCCGCAACCGCAAGGTTCGCGGGCTTTTTTGCACTAGTGCTATT